TGGTAGCTTCTTTGCAGGTACATTAGGAATTGGTGCAACAATTGGTGTTGCATTGATATCAGGTGGTCTAGCAATGGCTACTGCAAAAGCAACAGGTATGTTCAATCCACCGGGTATGCAACAAAGCAAAGATCCTGGAGTAAAAATACAATTAGCACCAAGTACGGACAATAGGATACCAGTATTCTATGGTAAAAACCACACGGGTGCAATTATGGTTGATGCTGGCATTACAAATCAAAATAATACTATGATATATGTAATGGTTATTGGTGAAAAAACTGATAGTGGTACATATAGTGTAGAAAGTATAAAAAGAGGTGATGCAACACTTAACTTTGGTACAGGTGTATCTAATAAGGCTAACGTTATAAGCCAAACAGATCCTAACGCAACGTCTACTACCACCATAGCAAACAAAATACGTTGTAGGGTATATGCGGGCGGCACAGCGGCGTCTAATCAAATATTCCCGGCTAGTGGAACACAAGTAGCGGCTACAACATTACTCACAACTATTAATGCAAACACAAACTATGATGACCTAGTTTATGCTGTATTTGAAATGGATTATGATGTTGAAAACGGGTTAACACAACTTGGCACAATAACATATGAAATAACAAACAGTTTAACAGAGCCAAGTAATGTAATGTTGGATTATTTACAAAATTCACGTTATGGTGCAGGTATAAGTTCAAGTGACTTAGATACTACAGGCTTTAATGCATTGCATGATTATTGTACAGAACAAGTAGACATTACAAATAGTGTAGGTGCAACAATAACACAAGATAGATGGCGTATTGATGGTATGTTAAGCACATATCAAACATGTAAAACAAACATAGACCAACTTGCACAAAGTTGTGCAACATTCTTTACTTATAATCCTAAAATAGGTAAGTTCACAGTAGTGCCTAACAGAGCGGCAACTACCGCAGAAAAGTCAGCGGCTTTTGTGTTTGATGATGATAACATTGTGGGTAAAATTGCAATTAGTGGTACAGAGCTATACAGTTTGTACAACAGTATTGAAGCAGAATATCCTAGTGTTATTAAGAAAGACCAAACAAATACTATTATTGTTAGTACACCTAGCAGTGATAGAAACGCAAATGAACCTGGTAATGAACTACAAACAAGATATAACTTAGTAAATGATGCTCCACGTGTACACAACTTAGCAAACATTGATTTACGTCAAAGTAGATTAAGCACAATGGTTGAATTTGAAAGTACATATGAAGGTATACAAGTAAATGTAGGTGATGTTGTAAAAGTAACAAGTGCATTATATGGTTACTCAAACAAATTGTTCAGAGTTATGAGAACAAGTGAAGTAGAAAAACCAGATGGAATGGTATTGTGTAAAATTGTGTTGTTAGAATATGCAGATACTGTATATACTCACAATGTAGTGCAAACTGATGCTGTAGTTGGTATACCAAACATACCAGGATGGTGGACAAACTATGCAAATTCAAATGTAATATTAGGTAACACTATAATCACAGATCCTACAACAGGTACTGCAAATATAGTTAACTCAGGTAATGGTAATGTTGTGGGTAACATTGATTATGGCAATATTGATTGGGCTAACATATCCTTTGGCGGAATAGGTGGATTGGGCGGTACAACAATTATACCTTCTTCACCTGTTGCTATTATGGATATTACTGTACCAGATGTGCCAGGAATAGAAACAATTGACATTGATATCAATACCAGTGATACAAATACACCAAAATACAAGTCAACTACAAATAATACATTTCCTAATCCTTTTGGTGGCACGTGGGCACCAAATCAAAGAGCCTTTGTGGCTTTACCTTTGCCAAATAATCCACCAGCAGAAGATACAGAAGGAATATTACCTAATTTTCCAGAATTAGAATCAGATTCATTGTATAACTTTAAGGTAGGCGGTCAAGCCGCAGGTGGTTTTGGAATTAATTTAGCAACAATACCAGATGTTGTTTTAAATAACAAAGGTATAACAGACGTAGCCGCAGTTCAAGATATGGGTGTTGGTTACAGTCTAGATGTTGTTGATCAATTCTCTAGTATGCCAAGTTCTGGAAACTTAATATTGACAGTTAACGGTGCAACATCAAGTAGTACTACATTTGTAGTACTTGAAACAATTGGTGGTACCTTAATTGCTGGCACTGAATTAAGTGCCGCTGTAGGTACCATTCCTGCAGGTACTGTAATCACAAGTATTACAGAGCCTCACACAATAACAGCAAACGCGGCAATGAGTTTAGAAGATGGACAGAACGTATTTACTAACTCCGCAAATGCAACAATAATGGGGCAACCCGGAAGTTTGTATGCTCCATCTACAACTACTCCATTAGGTGGTATTGATATGGGTGATTTTACTTATTTGAATAATATGCAACCGTTTGGTACTCTTACAGGTGGTTCAATTGGTACAATCAATTATGGTGTAAGAGCTAGTGTAACTTATGAAGAAGTACACACGGCAAATAATGAGCCCACAGGTAATACAATTTTAGATGTGCAAGATAGCCAAACTGTCTTCACCAATTTTGCTAGTATACCACCTAGTATATCAGATGATTTTAAATTTCCTATAACAAAGGCACAAGGATTAGCCGCCGCAACAGCAATATATGGAGGAACAGGACCAACAACTGGAATGACTTATGTTCCTCAACAAATAGTTGCTCAACCTATAGGAAATACTTCACTAGTTCCAGCGGCTACTGGATCAGATACTTTAGGTGCGGCAACAAAACTTGAAATTATAAGAGCCACAAAAGCAGATAGATTTAGAGATTTAAGGTAATAACATGAATATGACAGAAAGAAAACCGCATGTATTTTATAATAAAGAAACAGGAAAAATATTCTCTGTGATGAATTTTACACATAAACAAGCAGAACAAAACTGTAAAGGTAATGCTAAATTTAAAATGACTTGTAAACCTGAAAGTGAAGTGGGTGCAGTTACAAATATGACTTTAGATTATGTTGATGTAACAGTAGATCCGCATGTTGTAAAAACTAAAACAGCAGATGCACCAGACTATACCGCAAAGCATAGAGCAATGAGAAATACTATGTTAAGTGGTTCAGATTGGACACAAGGTGTTGATTCACCATTAAGTGATGCAAAGAAATTGGAATGGCAAACATATAGACAAGCATTAAGAGACATAACGTTTGAACAATATATGAATTGGCCTATACTACCACAATAAAGATATATAGGAGAAAGATATGGAAATAAATTTAGTAGGATTAATATTATCATTTTATGATGAAGATGGAAATTACAATGGACCAATGCCTAGAATGATATTTCATAAAGGTGTTGCAGTAAATATAGATGATTATGCCGCAGAGCATAACATAACATTGCCAGACGCAGGAGAGTAGTATGCCCGTAGGAAGCAGTAAATTAGGATTTGTTAAAAACGCACAATACGGTGTAGGTGGTACAGGTATTCCTGTTGATGATGGTATGAACTTAACACTAAGTTATACTGGAAACACTGGTATAAGTATTGCCGCAACATCATTAGGTGTTGCTATGGACAGTCAATTTGCTAATACTACAGTTGGATATATCATAGAAGGAAATATTGCAGGCAGTGACTTCTCTGACGGTCTAGTGAGCGGTAATGTTACACTTGATGCAGATGGTAATGGCTCAATAACCAAAAACATTGTTACTACACCAGGAGCAGGGCATAGAGATTTTACTTTAAGTATTATAAGACCAGGCTCAAACGTTGTTATAGCAAATACAGATACTCAATACATATATGAGATGAAACCAATTGAAGCATCAGGCGGTGATGCTGTTGTGAGTGGTTCAACTCCTGCAGGAGTTCATAAGATACACAAATTTACAACGCCTGGTAATGCTAACATTAGCATAACAAACAGTACTGGTAACTATGCAGGAAACACAAATGTATGGAATGCTTATTTCCAAACTGGTAATGACAGCAGTTTCTTCCGTTCAGACAAAATAGGACTTAAATATAGAGGTTTAATTGTTGGAGCGGCACAATCTAAAACAGTAAACAATAATGCAGGTTCTGGTGAGTTGGGTGTATTAGAATATGAATTAGCCAATATAGCAAACATAGAATACACAATGGTTGTTGGTGACAACTGGACTGGTAGTGCAGGAAATTATGATGCCGCAAACAGCACAATATTTGCAAATGATGGTGGTGGTATAAAGAAAACTGCTAGATTTGGTAAAGGTGGCGGTGGTCCTGCAACAGGTGGTGGTAGTGGTAGTGCTGGTGAATACTCAGGACAAATGCCATCAGACTTAGCAGAAAGTTCTGCCAATGTTGCATTTCCGGGTAACTTTTTACAATATGTAACCTTTGCTAGTGCATCACATGGTAGTATAGGTGCAAACGCATTTACACAAGGTGGTGGTGGTGCTTTTGGAACAGGTGGTGTTGTCCCAAGTGGAAATAGTACAAATGCATATGGATTTACAGTACCTAACGGCGGCACAATATATGGTCTTGCTCAAGGTGGTAAAGGAGCCGCTTGGGATAGTGGCACAAGTGATAGCAATGACTTTTTAAATTTTTATTACAATCCTTTATATGGTGATACTTCACATTCAAATACATCACCAATCAGTGGATTTGCTGGAGGTGGTGGAACCACAAACAGAGCATACGTAGACAGTAGAGGCCCAAGTCAACAGTTTTTAGTTATTAATAATGGACCTGGTGTCACAGGACAATTAGGCTATGGTGGTGGTGGAACACAATGGCATATGGCAGATGTTGAAGGAAGAAGTGAATATGGACCATACAACACTAGTGCAGATGCCTCCGCGGCTTATAGTGCAGGACCTACATTTACAAAACAACAAGCAGGTATTGTAACATTAAGTTATCCTTATGCTAATACAAAGTTTATAACAGGCACAATTATTACATAGTAACGGCCCTATATTCTGCATTTCCGGATAAATACAAGCATAATAAATTAAATGCTTAACACACCTCAGTGTGTTAGGAATTTCCCTTAGGAGAGAAGTATGGCCGGTAGAGTTCTTAGTTTTAAAGACTATATAGGTGGCGCAGACAACGTTCAAGTTGTTGAGATGCTACCCAAACAAGCAAAAAAATATGTATACAATTACGGTACTGATGTAAGTACCTATAATTTCCTTGTGGATTTCTCCACAGTGGTGTTATCCAACGTTACATATGATAGAGTTACCGGAGATCCAAACTTCACAGA